CCGTGGAAGCGATGGCACGTCAAGAGTGATCCATTTGGAAATAACACCGAGAAAGCCGTAGAGTTCTTCTCACCCGCCAGCAACGCCAACGAGCTACTTGCAGTGTACACGGCGTTCTCGGGCATGGCCGACGAGGCGTCAGCGATCCCGAAATTCATGACCGGCTCGCCCCCTACTGGCGGCTTAGGCCGCACTGCGAGCGGGCTTTCTATGTTGATGCAAAATTCTAGTAAGATTTTGCAAACGGTCGCCAGCAACATCGATATCGACGTGATCGAGCCAGTCATCAATGCGCTGCTCGACATGGTGATGATGACTGACCAGACCGGGTTGCTGACGGGTGAGGAAAAGGTTCGGGTGCTTGGCGTGCAAGTGGCGCAACAGCGCGAGACGCAGCGCGCAAGGCAGTTGGAGTTCCTGCAACTGACAGCGAACCCCATCGACATGGCGATTATCGGGCCGAAGGGCCGCGCACAGGTGTTGCGCAACGTCGCCACCGAGATTGGCCTGCCGGGCGAGAACATTGTACCCAGCGAGGCCGATCTGGACAAGCAGCAACAGCAAGCAGCAGCGAGCGCAGCCGCGCAGGGCCAGCCGGGGCATGCGCCCATTGGTGCGCCACCAAGTGGACCGCCGGTGCCGCCCGGTCAGGGCGGACCCTCGCAAGTACCGCCTAACGTGGGCGCACCCGGCCCCGCGCAGCAGGCGCAAGGCGGCGCACCACCGGGCGCACCACCGGGCGCACCGGGCGCAGGCGGACAGCCGCGTACGAACTTAGTCAACCAAGGGGGACCGACGCATTGAACGATAGAGGCGCATCTCGTCCTAACGATATGTGTTACCCATCGGGTAACCCAGCGAAAGATCGCGAGCAAGACCAAGAGCGTCGTGCGAGGGCGCAGGCGCGCAAGCCGCTTATCGCTAAATGGGACCCTGATATCCCTGCCGGTTACATCCACGTCGATGACGCCATCGCATATATGAAACGCCGCTGGGGCAAAATGGCCCGCGCTGAGATGCTTGAGGTGTTCTCCCGCGACGACACCGGCCCGAAGTGGACGTTCTTTGGCGATTGGCCCGACAAGAGCCGGGGCGAGCGCTACTACGCGTTTGATGATATCGATATGTGGGTATACCGGACCATGACCGGGGTTCCGTCATCATGGCGTGAAGTGCTTGGCAAACCTAGTACAGTGCCGGTGACAATGGTTGAGGACTTGCGTGAGGCGTCCCGTCGCCCACTGTTAGACGGTACGAGGATACGAGGCGCAGATGGCGAGGAACAGAGCAATGGCAGGACCGGGATCGAGAAAGATGGGCGGCGGCGGAATTAAAGCAGGGCGTCCGCCGACGCCGATGGCAGGGAGCGGGCTAGGCGCACCGAAGGGTGGGCTTGCCGCAGGAATGGGAGCACCCCCTATGGCCCCGAAAGTCGCGAACGTACGTCCCCCCGGCTTAGGCGCAGGAGCGCCCGGTCCTATGCCGGGAGGTTCTGGGGGTCCGCCCCCGTCAGGTCCACCACCGGCCCCTGCGGGCGGCATGGGCGGTTCGGGCGGGTTCGCCAAGGGCGGGCCTACTGGCATTGGCGGCGAGGAAGCCAAAGCCGAAGGCGCTGAGCGGCCAGCGTTCCGCAAGGGCGGCGCAGTCGGCGGCGACACCAAAGCTCGCCATAAGGGCGTGATCCACAAAGGACGAGGGTGAAACTTACCTAATGGGTAAGCAGCTAGAACTGTTCGACCCGTTTACGAACTTAGGAGATATCGTCATGGGTAAAGTGGAAAAGCAGTCAGCCGACCCCGGATTTTTCGCCAAGGGTGGTTCGGGCAAGATGTTCGGCAAGGGTGGCGCGGGTGACGCCGAGTCGGGCGTTTCCGGCAAGCAGAGCAACGCGCCCTCGGGGTCGAGCGATAAGTTCGCGTCGGGCGGCAAGGGGAAGATGTTCGGTAAGCAGTCCGCGAACAAGATGACGCCGGGGCAATCAGGCAAATCGGGGTAAATTTTTGCCCAAAAATGTCTGAAAGCGTGTTGACAAAGTAGTAAGACTATGCCTAAACTGTAGGTTGCTAGTTCGTACCCGTACTGTTCACGTACTGTTCTTTTACCCTGAGGGTAACCAAAAATGGCCGTCAGCATCCCCACTCACATTGACTACGGGTCGCGTAATGCTGTCCTGCGTCAGTTGGGGCTGGCGGCTGGCCTAAGCGCCACGGCGCTAGATAAGAGCGCTGGCGAGACGCATCCGAACTGGATGCAGCAGTTCAATAAAATCCTGACGGCGCTGGGCATGCCGACATATACAAGTTTGGACATGAGCGCCTTCGGGTCGGTGGCGGGGGCGATTGCCGCCCATATCAACGCGATCCCTCTCCCTCCGGTGGTCGCGGCGGGGCAAAACTTCACCCTCACCCTGCCGGTCGCCGCCAACCAGATCATTGGCGGTGTCATCGCCTCCAATAGTCCGACTATGTTCGCTATTCAACCGGCCAGCAATCCGGGTGGGTGGTACGCCATCAGCGCCAGCGGGCAGCTTACTGTGACGGCGGCGGGCGCGACCGGGATTGTTGCGGGCAACGATATCCTGCAAGTGACGGCGACCAACGCGGGGGGCACCAGCCCTGCGGCCAACGTAACCGTGGCGGTGTCTTAATGGATATCGGGCAGGCCGTTCGGCGGCTCAAGTCGGGCGATAAGATCGCCCGTACCGGCTGGAACGGCAAGAATATGTACGTCGAGCTACAAGAGCCTGACGAGGACAGCAAGATGACGCTGCCCTATGTTTTCATGTTCACAAGCAAGGGCGACCTTGTTCCGTGGCAGTGCAGTCAGGCCGACTTGCTGGCGGACGATTGGGAGATATTCGATGGATAAGGAGTTCCCTCGTGGATAAACCTGCCGAGCGCAAGAAGGACTCGAAAGCGTGGGGCGATACTGACGCAGGCACTGAGCGTAAGTTCGGCCCCTGCAACACCCGCGCCGAGCTTGAAGGCATATGGGATCACGCGCCGAAGGAGGTTGTGGGTCAGGGGCTTGGTCGGCTGTTGACGAACAACTACTGCAAGGAGGACGACGGTAAGGCATCCACCGGGGATATGGTTGACGATATCATCAATGGCGGGCCTCCGTTCGCCAACGTCAGCACCCCCCGGCGCATCCTCTAGTTACCCAGTGGGTAAATGGCAAACGAGGTTCGCGACGAGTACATTCGAGCGCTCTTTGATCTGAGCAAGGTGGACCCGGCTAAGTGGGCGACATTTGTAGAAGCGTTCAAAGCGTACACGGTAACAGAGTTGGAGCGCATTACTACATCGACGGTGGAAAACGCCCCCATCGCTGTAGGGTTTGGGCGCAAGATGAAGGAACTACGGGACGACTTCATCGGTATTCAAGCGTTAATGGATAAGATCAGAAAATGAACACAACGGTGGCAGGACATAACGCAGTCGGGGGAGCAACCAAGCGCGGTGCGCCTGATCCTTCCGTGCCGGTTCCCCCCGGTGTAAAGGCGCAGGCAGATCGCGCCAACGAGCTTATAGCGCAAGCTAAAGCCGCCAAGGAAGCGAACGACGCCAGCGGCGGCAACGAGCTTGTTAGGCCGTTGATCCCGCCGACGCGGATCAACCCCAACATTATTACGGGGGACTTCGATCCGCGCAATCCGCGCCCGCCAGATTTTGGCGATCCATCTGATACGCGGGTGCAGTCACGCACTACACCTTCGCCAGTTCCACAATTTACACCCCCGGCTCCCCAGCCCCCACAACCTCAGGGTGAGGCTGATTGGGAGCATCAGTTCAAATCTCTCAAGGGTCGATTTGAGCGCGATCAGGAAGAAAAGCGTAGACTTCAACAGACGCTCATCGATCAGCAACGGCTGCTTGCGCAAGTGGGGAGCCCCCCTCCCACCGCGCCGCAGGGCGAGGGGTCGGGGTTGCGATTTAACGTCGCACCCCCACCCCCCGGTCGCCGGGTTACCCCCGCCGAAGTCCAAGAGTATGGTCAGGAACTCATGGACGTTATGGGCCGTCGCGCCGCAGAGGTCTATGAGCCGATCATACAACAGTTGGCGGGCGAGCTTCAAACCGTCAAGCGACAGATAGGCGGCGTTCAGAACACGGTGGTGTTCGACGCTCGTGTCAAGATGTACGAGGACTTGGCGCGTAGCGTCCCGCAATGGGATGCGATTAACAATTCTCCGCAGTTCGCCTCGTGGTTGGATCAGGTCGATCCCATCTCGCACCGGACGCGCCGGGAGTTCCTGAACGGCGCACACAACTCAAATGCGACGGGTCAGGTTGTGGATATCTTTAACGCGTTCTTGTCCACCTATGGCGGTGGTGCGGGCGCAGCCAATGGCGCAGGCAATGGTGTGGGCAATGGAGCCGGAAATCCCGCTCCCTCCCCGCAGCAGTTCGACCTTCGCCAATTCGCTGCCCCCGGTCGAGCCAAGGGCGGGGATACGCAAGCGCCCCCGGAAAAGGGCATTGTTACGCGGGCTGAGATTAAGCAGTTCTATACCGACAAGACGCAGGGTAAGTACGCTGGCAGAGATGCCGAAGCGGCTGCAATCGAGCGTCAGATATTCGAGGCTGGTAACGAAGGCAGAATACGTTAGGAGCTATTAGGTAGTTACCCACTGGGTAAATATTACTTAGGCAGTTTATCTATCTCTGGCTGATGGTGTCCTAGCCCTAACACGCTAGCACCCATACAGAGCGAGGCCGAGCCGCGTTCGCCGCTCGTTTGATGCCGACTTTCGACCCACGGTTTCAAACTTACGGAGAACTTAAATGGCCCTTGGCCTTGCTGGTAGTGCAACGACCCCTCCAATCTACCCCACGGGTAGTACGTCCACTGACTATGTAGCAGCCGGTTTTATCCCCGAGATTTGGTCGGGGAAGCTGATCGAAAAGTTCTACGCGGCGACCGTCCTAGCCGCGATCAGCAACACCGACTACGAGGGCGAAATCAAGAGCTACGGCGACCGGGTGAAAATCCGCACCAAGCCGACGCTCATTATTAACAACTACCTCGTCAACGGCGACTTGGCGCTTCAACGCCCCGCTGGTAGCAGCGTTGAATTGACCATCGATCAGGGCAAATACTTCGCCGCGATTATTGACGATGTGATCGAGAAGCAGTCCGACATCAACAATATGAGCCTTTGGTCGGACGACGCGTCCGAGCAGATGAAGATCGTTGTCGATACGGACGTGCTGACGTTCTTGCTCAACCAAGCGAACCCCGGTAATCGTGGTCTGACGGCAGGCGTCATCTCGGGCAACATCAACCTCGGCGTGACCGGCACGCCCATCGCCACTGTGGGCCGTAACCCGCAGACGGGTCAGGTCGAAATCATCGACGTGCTTCTCAGGATTGGGCAGGCGCTCGATGAGCAGAACATCCCCGAGACGGGGCGCTGGATCGTCATGCCCACATGGGCTACGTTCCAGATCAAGCGTTCGGAACTGCGCGAAGTGTTCGTGTCTGGCGACAGCGTGAGCATCCTGCGCAACGGCAAGTTCGGTCAGATCGACAGGTTCACCATCTACGCCTCAAACCTCCTGCCCAACGGCGTTGCCGCTGGTTTGGCGGCGGGCGAGTGGGTGATCTTTGGCGGGCATGCGCACGGCCTTACGTTCGCCTCGCAGCTTACCAACGTCGAGACGATCCGTTCTGAGCGCACCTTCGGGCAAATCTTGCGCGGGCTGCAAGTCTATGGCCGTCAGGTCTTGGACAACAAGGCTATTGCGCAGGCCGTCGTTACACAGGTCGCCGGGACGTAACGTTTGCCTGTTGGCGTTGCGTTGGCTCCTGTTAGGTCCCGGCGTTCCCCATGATTGCATAGGGGGCGTCGGGACTGCTCTTACCCAGTGGGTAATTATGGCGCAGACTTATATACCTGTTGGGGAGTATCTCACTGTAGCGCGCTCTTTGTTGCAGGACATGGTTGCGCCGTATCGTTACCCTGATCAGGATATTGTCAGCGCGCTTAACATTGCGCTGTCTGAAATGCAGCGCATTCGCCCCGATATTTTTCTTGACTTGAAGTATCAAAGCCCGCTGGCTAAGGGCGATATTGACGATGGCGTGCCGAGTGGATTTTTAGCTACCGACATGACGGCGATGGTGCCGGTCCCCGGTAAATACATCACGGCGCTTTACTGGTTTATCACTGGCTGGCTGCAAATGTACGACGTGACTGATACCCAAGACGCGAGAGCGCAAGGGTTCATGGCGAAGTTTCAGTCGCACCTAACCACGTTGACGGCGGCTTGATATGACCACGACCAACATGGCTCGTCTCAACGACATGGTTCGCATGACGTGCGGCGGCGCGTTGGATGGCGTCATTCGCATGGAGATGTTCAACACCCTCAAGGATTGGTTTCAGCGTACGGATAGCTGGTTGCTTGAAATTCCGATCTATATCCAACCGAACACCAACGACTATCAAATTGGCACCGGCCAAAATGTCGCGGTGAACCGGCTTATGGGTCTGGATCGCCCTGCCTCACCCCCACCGTCTGGTGTGCCTCTGGTTCCGCCTTATCTTCCGATGTGTCCTCCCCAATACCTAACGACCCTCGGCGCGAGCGCGGACTCACAGGTTCAGGACCCGTTGATGCGGACCCAGCGGGTGGGGGTCCTTTTGAACGCCGGGGCGAAAT